ATCAGAAGCTATCATTTCTTTTTTCTCAGTAGCAGGCATTTCTTTTTCTTTCTTTGAAGACTTATATGCCTTGCTCTTTTCCTTCATGAGAACGCCCATTTTCTTTTTATAGGCAGCGAAAGAATCTTCATCAAGATCTCTAATATCATTAGCAATAACCTCTCTATCTTGTTCATCAAGTTCAAACTCCTCATCGAGAGAAGCCATTCTAGTAGAAAACTGCTCTTGTTTATCTTTGGAAGCTTTCTCTAGTTTAAATTGCTCTAGAGACTCTTTGACTGAAACCAACTCTGCTTTAAGAGCATCAGCATCAGCTGATAAACTCGTGAATTTTTCTTGAGCTTCTTTTAAAGCATTTTCCTTTTGTTGGATTTCTGCGCTATACTTTTCAGAGGCGATTTTTAGTTGTTCACCAATAAAATCCCTGATAGAAGAGGCAGTAGCTTCCTTAAGTAGCTCGTCAGTTATTTGAGAGACTTCGGATATATTCATATTAATTCTTTCATTTATTACATTAGATTCTAAAGTTTGTGAAATTTCTTCTGCTTTTTGCTCAATTATTACTTCGCTTTCTGGCTTTTTGACGCTAACACCTATTACATCTGCAGCTGGACTTGCTGTTAAACCAATTCCTAATGGTAAAACTCGACCTTTAATTTTTCTATAAATAGATTGATTTTCGTTTAGTTTGCCAGTCCCACCAAAGCCAGTTAGTTTTGGTTTTAGTTTTTCTATTTCTTCTTTGTCTGTAATTATAGAAGCATTTTCTATATTTTTCTCAGATCCTTCGAGTACTGCGATTTCATAATCATTATATCCTAGTTCCCAAGAAGCACTTACGCGCATATAATTTTTAGAAGTAGGGTCATTAGACTCTTCGATTGTATCGACTAAATCTTTATTTACTATTTTCCAGACTACGCCGCCTAAAGTTATGTTGTAGGGCTCTTTTTTATCTTTAACTTGCTCTTCAGTTAATGGTAAATCAGTTCCAAATTCAGAAAAACTAGCAGATAAAATAACTCCAACTACATTTGCACGATTATGTTCAATATTTATTGGTTTATTAATGAAATTTTTGTATATTTCTGTAGCTATAGAAGAATCAATTACATCACCATTTTTATTGACTCTATTTACAACACACGCATTAAAAGCAATTGGCAAAAGATCCATATTTGACCCTGCGTTAACTTCAGGAATAAAATTCCCAACGTCAATTAAACTTGCCAAAGACAAATATTTATCTTTTTCTTCAGATACTAATGGGCGTATCGAAGAACTAAATGTTGTAGAGAATTCAAATTTCATATTATTCTAAAAAATAAGTCACACTACCTAATGTTGAACTAGAGATAGCTACTCCAGAGCCATCTGGGACTTTTAGGGGGGCAGAATAATTGCAATTACCTTGAGCAAGATAAACTAAAACACTGCCACTTGTAACAGAATCAGCATTAGTTAAAGTTAAATTACCTTGAGTACTTATATCTGTTATAAAAATTCTACTGTTACCACTATTTGGAGGTTGAATTAAAACCCCAGTAGTAGTAAAACTAACAGTAGTTGTTGGTATGGACGCAATACCATTTTGAATAAAAGATTTCATTATTTTATATATTATTTATTTTTCTTGTATTGCAATAAGCAGGTTTGGAATTTTTCTTTGTCAGTTCCCTGTTGAGAGGGTATGCATTTTTGAAGGAAATCTTTGAAATTTTGACCCTCTGCTTCATACATTGACTTGTACTCTTCCTCTTCTTCGTAAAAAGCGAAGGCTTGAGCGCGAGAGAGTTGGTCCATTGTTTTGGTTAGGACTTCTCCCTTTTTATAAGTTGGACCTTCGTTAGTTACTTCATATGAAATAACTTTACCCATTTGATTTGGTAAGTCTTTAATCTCTTTTACAATTCCTTCGCTGCCATAATGATAACAATTCTTATTTACATTTCGAACCTTCTGACCAACTGTAAAAATTGGTTCAGAACTCATATAATTAGCCTCAGACTCTTCGGCAAACATTACATAGTTATGAATCATTACCATGTAGTCTTCAGTGATAGCGATCTTGCCTTGTAGGAATGACTCAGTTAAATTTTCTTTGACCTTCTCATTGTTTAAAGTGTTAAGAATGTTCTCCGCATGAGTTTTAATAGAATTTAAAGAGCTAACTGACATTTCTAAATATTCGTTCTTGTACTCTTCCATTTCGCCCTTTTCTGACTCCATCATTTCTTCGGCCTTTGATAAATCAGGCCAAATTTTTAAGAGATCACTTTGATTCCAAAGAGTAAAACCATCCCATTCTTCCTCGTTGGCTTGAGCCTTTTTCAAAGCATCCTGTTTAGGATAATCTTTATCACCGGGTTTTGCTGGTTTATAATTTTTGCCGAGACGATCTTTTTTCTTTTGAATATTATGCCAAAGACCTTTACCAGCTTCAGTTTCTGATGAAACTTCTTGTTCTGAACCTATTACTGGTGCTCCTGCTCTCCATTGATAACATGACCAATAACGAGCTTTCCATTTAGGTCCGGGATTAGTGCAGTTATGCCTTGCTCTAAAACTCTTTCTCCTAGCAGGATCATCTCTTTTGATTTCCATGTTAGGATCACCAAAGTTAACTTTTACGACATTTCCCTTTTCATTCTTTACATAAACAGAAAACTTCTTAGGGCCATCAGGAGTTCTGAATGGCTTGTTCAAAGTCTTCTTTTCTCTGTCTGCAGCAATAATTTTAGAAGAAATGTCGATTTCTAATTCTTTAGTTTTCATGTTAAATATATTCTAACCAATTAGCTTTTTCGTCTTCTGTTTCTAAATATAAGTCATTTATATCTTCGAAATCATAATCTAAAATAAATTCTTTAATATCAGCTTCTGCTTGATTAAAATCATCATCATTTGGTAACCAATTATCAGTAATATCAATTTCAGAAGCTCTAGAAATATCACTATCTGCCTTTCTATAAGCATCTTTAACAGGTTTTCCTGCCATCATTCTTAAAAACGTGTTCACACGGGCCATAGCCCATTGTCCTCTTGTTTTACCGGGTCTATGGCTAGAACTAAAAGCCCCAGCGCCTCTGCGATAAACCTTCTTTAACTGACTTAAACTAACTTTTTTAGAATATTTACTATTATGTTCTTTGACTTTGGATTTTAAAGCTTCAACTACTTTAGCAGAAAACTCTATTGCTTTATCGCTCTTCGTGCCTGCGCTGCCCGCAGGATTCTTGGAGGAACCCTTACGTTTCTCAGAGGGTTTAGAAGGAGTTTGAGCGGAACTTTTTGGTCCCGGTCTTTTGGATTCTACTATCTCAATATCTAAACCTTTAAAATTCATAGGTTTTCATTAATTTATACACCATAAAATAAAAATAAAGAAATTATATTAAACCATTAGTATTATAGTTTGTGTAATCAAATCCTTTTAATAATCCACTTATAAATAAACCTCTTTCATGAGGGTAACTATTCATATCCATATCACAATAAAAAGAATAACTAATTGAAGCATTTGAACCGATTGATGACTCGTAAGTATATGTTTTTAATTTTGCTTTTTTAAAATCGTATCTTATTATTGTTTCATTAGATTTATTTAACTTTATCGCAATATCGTATTCTGATTCATTTTTAATATTTCCCAAAGGACTACCGGAATAAAGCAAGTTTTTATAAATAGCAGAAAAAGAACCATCTACTGTAATAGGAGTATTTATTTGTCTATCTACTGGATAAACATGCCCTAAAGTTTTTAAAGACTCCCTATCTAATGGAATTGTAAAATTAAAGCTTTGAATAGCAGCGTCTTGAATTACTAAATTACTTTTAGTTTTATTTAAAGAGTTTGAATCAAATACATCTATAGTTACTTCTCCGGGTAATAGAACAGAAATCGGACTCTTAAACTCTTCAAAATTTTTATCATAATTTGGAATATTGAATTTAACACCTGTATTTAAAGTGCCACTTTTAGGATTTAAATAAGGAGATACTCCACTAACCCCACTGGAATAATATATTAAATTATCCGCAATATAATTTAAAGATGCTTGTGGAAAATTACCAACTTGCAAATTAACACTGTATGAAGTCATGTAGCAATTTCCAAATGCAAGCACTGGGAAACCAGAAATATTGCTGCCTATAACATCATTAGATTCAGGATTAATGACTAAAAATAAATTTCTTTGGTCTCTATATTTGAATGGATATTTAAAAGTATTATTAGTAGCTTGCGTTAAATTTGTATTAAAAGCATAATTAGTATCACCAAACGAGAAACCAGAAAGAATATTGCCACTTGGATAAATTTGATTTCCATCAAATTGATCTAAATTTGGAGTACCTAGTTTTACATAAAAACCCAGCCTAGCTTCATTTCTTAAGTCTCTAATTTTATAGGAAAAGTTTAAATTTAATTCTGGGGGGTTTAAATTAAAGTCATATACTGCCGAAGCATTTCCAATTTCTGAAAATTTAGATTGATTAGTATTAATCTGATAAGAGAATTGATCTACTCTTTGAATTGGCTGTATTAAATTAATCTGACCAGTGGGCAATGAATCTCCATTTGTATTTGTAAAATAATAACCGCTTGCTGGCGCTGGGCCAGTAAACAAAAGCTGATTATTATATATTACTCTATTTGTTGGCATTAGATTTTACTATGATAAAGTAAACTTGCCATATAAGAATCAATTTGATGTTCGCAAGCTATACTATGAATTTCTTCTATTTTATCTTTGTTTTTGTCTACTGGTGAATCAATATAATCTTGGATCTTATTCAACCAAGTGGTTTTATCTTCATTAGCCACTATAATCTTAGTAATATCTAAAGCAACCTCTTTTTGTTGCTCAGTTAATTTTTTAAGCTTGTGTTTTTTCTTTAAACTATTTTCAACTTCTGCACCTAATTTATTTGTAGTATCTATTGTATCTTTCAACTTCATGACACTAAATGAAGCTTTTGATCCAATAGGAGAGACTTTTTTGGTTGTTTGTTTAATTCCTGTAGTTCCACTGGGTCTTCCTGCAGATCCAGCATCTATTTTAGGACCGCCAATCAATGGCTGATACAAACCTTGATCTTTAAGGTTTATAAAATTATTTTGTGATTGAACTGATTCTTCGGCACTTGGAAGAACTCCAGTTTCAATAGCCTTAATTCCTTCTTCTGGAGTAAGAACGCCAAGTTCAACGAGTCTTGTATAAATTCTATATAAATTAGCATCATTCTTAATATCCATATCCTCAAAGAAAGGAGTAGGAAATACTTTGAATCCTATCTCTTTGGCAATTCTTTTAACTTCTGGCAATAAGAAATCAGTTATAAAAGTTTGACGTGCTTGTAATAGTTTTTGAGTTAAAACTGAAATTTTAGCATTAGCATTAGCAAATTTTTCATTTCCAATTAAAATATTATTTAATCCAATAGCTATATCTTTATCAATAATCTCATATTTTCTAGGATCAAGAATGTCTGCTATTTGAGGTATTACGAATTCTGCTTTGGTTGTGTAGTCTGCAATTAAAACTCTGCCAATTGATTGATTTAAGAAAAGAGATTGCATAGTTTTAATATTCTCTTGGTTAACTCCGCCTTGTTCTGGAGTTGTGCCCATTGTTACTAATAAAATAACTTGCTGAAGAGTTCTCGTAAGCGCCATATCCATACGACGCATTTCGATCTTTGCGCTAATGTCTTCGAGCACTGGAAAACCCATTGGCACAGCAAAAGGCTCATAGTCTTGCTTCTTGTAAAAGACTGCGTATATTTTTTTGGTATCTAAATGAAGTAAGACAGCAGTAGCTTTACCCTTTTCGACTTGTTGTTTAGCCAAGGGTTCTAATGAATTCAATATTTCTTGATCTTCATCAGTTCTTGGATTTCTTAATGCTTCAAGTTCGTAATCAGTTAAAACTTTATAATATTGTCCTCTATTGAATGATAAATTACCATTAACCTGAACATCAGCAGGATTAATAATAATATATCTTGATGGCAATGAAACTCTTGCAGCTAAAGCTTGAGATCCGAATACTTGACTTATTTTGGAAATGTCTTCTTCTTTTATAACTGTATCGTATCTATAAACGAATACATTTCCTGATCGATAATATTCTCTAAAAAATTTATCTTGTAAGGCTGTAATATTTATTTTATTAAATAAAGCCTGAAAAAAATCTCTTGAGCTTTTATTGCCACCTTTAAAATGAATAGAACCACAAGAAAGCTCCGTCATCAAATCAATAGTATTTCTAAATAATCCAAAATTATAATAAGCTTTTTGGCAAAGAATTACAGTGTCTCTAACATCGATATTAGATTTATTATAATTATAACCAGTAGCATAATTGAATGGAACCATTCCGTCGTCAATATTTCGGAATCTATCGGTTCTTTCAATTGTTGAAGCAGCGTTTCTTCTACTTCTGGTTTTTTCAACCGTATCTCCAATACCACGGGCAGGTATAGAACCTTCTACCATCATAGGAGCAAAAGATGGTTGCTCTTTATTTTCTTTTTTTGCCTTTGCCATAAGCCTAATATTTTATTACACTAATTATATCATGAACGGAGTAAAACCGGTTGGAATAGGTTTATTTTCTATAGTCATTAAATCATTATAGCATTTTGATGCCCATTTAGCTAACATTAAAGTTGTATAATTATCTTTTCTTGCTCTATTTGGGGAATTGGATCTTCGCAAGTGCTGTGGTAAATCAAAATTAACACTACCTCTACTAGTTGTAGTGAATTCAACAAGAGAGCATTGTTTTTTAGTATTATAAATGAGCATATCTTGTTGTTCGATAAGATCTAATTTATTCCAATCCTTACAATTATCTATAAAAATTAAACCCTCTGGTATTTTTTTATTTATTTCTTCGTTAAAGAATTTTTCATTGGCAGCAGTTTTTGAAGCGAACCATATTTTCTTATAATCAATAGATGCTTGTAAATTTTCATTGCCTCTTCTAATGAAAGTACTGGTAAATACTTGACTCATGGCAATTTGTTTATTTTCAAGGTTGTACTGGTTGCGTACTTTTTGGAGCATCTTGCTGTAATCTACATTTTCCAAATCAGAATTAAAATCGACAAATTTGATTTTATCACTTTCTGAATTTACAAAATCAGAATCATTATAAGTATTAAAAAAGATATCTGCCCCTGCATTATCACAAATAATAAATACAATATTAAAACTTGTAAGTATGTAATTTAAATACTTGACATGAGTGCTTAAATTTCCTAAGCCTGCATAAGAATGAACTAATACATCATTTTTATTTTCTCTATCTATTTCAAGAACTGCCATAGCAAAAAAGTCTGCATTTGGACTATCGCTCATGTTAGGGTCAATTGCTAAAATATATTCTTTACCAGCTTGACCTTTAATAACAGTATGAGGAGTTTCATCAAATTTAAGAGTGCATTCTTCCATTTTTTTCATACTAAAATAAGAGTCACTTCCATCAGTAAATTGAGCACAATACTCTCTTAAGAATGAAGCATGAGAAGAGCCTCCATTCTGAGCTTCTTCAGTAATGGAAGAATCTATCATCTCTGGCGGTAAAGATTCGTAGCTTAACTGTGAAACGAAATAAGTGGCGCTCCCCAAT